CAGCCGAAGAGATGCGCCACGCCAAGCGCGCAGCCTGGGCTCAGGGCGGCCTGACGTGCAGCGTCGTCGTGGGCGCGCTTGTGATCGTCGCAGCCATGTGGATCACCAACAGCGTCATCGACGGCGCCTTCGACGCCGCAGGCCGCATCCGCGCGCAGTCCGACATGACCGAAGCGCTGGTGAGATCACAGCAAGAGCCGCAGGGTGAGGTGTACACCAATCCGGGTCAGGATGTTACAAGGCGACCATGACCGTTCGCGAAGAAGCGCTTGCCTACCTCCGCAGCAACTTTTGGCGTTCGTGGAACAGCGGCTATCCTGGAGAGGGTTTCTACTCTCGCCGCGCCGAAGCCATGCGCCGCGCCCGAGCCGTAGGCTGCACGTATGCCGCGATTGGTGAAGCTGTGAACGTCTGCCCGGAAAGGGCAAAGCAGATCATCGTCAAAGCAAAGGACGAGAGCCAGGGCGTTCCTGTGACTCGATGCTACGCCTCAGAAAAAGGCGCGATCCGGGCCGTTGTGCATTACGGCAGTAACTAGGTTACTAAAGTAGGTTAGGTAGTATGGCACGGCCAAAGGGTGGCCCGAAGTATGGCGGGCGTCAGAAAGGCACCCCGAACAAGGACAACGCTGCGATCAAAGCGATGATCGAGCAGGCGCTGACCAAGGCGGGCGGCGTGAACTATCTGGTGCGCCAAGCAGACGAGAACCCGACAGCGTTCTTAGGACTCGTCGGCAAGGTTCTGCCCATGCAAGTGAACCACGCCGACAATGAGGGCAAGAAGCTGGAAGGCTTCAAGGTGATCCTTGTCGGCAAAGCTGGCTGAGGTTCAGCTACCTGAATACGCCGGCTGTCTGTGGGAAGAGGCAAGGCATTACGCGCTATTCGGCGGGCGCGGCGGGGCCAAGAGCCACAGCGTCGCCAAGCATTTGCTGATCACCGGCGCCGAGCGCACGTATCGCGTGGGCTGCGGCCGTGAGTTCCAGAAGAACATCCAGGAGTCCGTGAAGCTCCTGCTGGATGACCAAATCCAGGCGCTTGGGCTTCAGGACTACTACGAGAGCACGCAGTACGAGATACGCGGCATTCGCAACGACACGCTGTTCACGTTCCTAGGCGTGTGGCGAAACCCGCAAGGCGTGAAGTCGATGGAGGCGTATGACGCCTTCTGGGGGGAAGAGGCCAATAGGTTCAGCGGCCAGTCCATTCGCGTGCTGATCCCCACGCTACGCAAAGAGACGAGCCGGTTCTTTTGGACATGGAACCCGGAATACGAGTTCGACCCGATCGACAAGATGTTCCGCGGGGCCAATGGCCCGCCGCCTCGCAGCATCGTGCGGCGCGTAGGGTGGCAGGACAATCCGTGGTTTCCGAACGTGCTTCGAGAGCAGATGGAGGCGGACTACGCCAACGATCCAGACATGGCCGACCATGTGTGGGGCGGTGAGTACGCCAAGGCTGTCGAGGGCGCATACTTCGCCAAGCAGCTACGGGCAGCGAGAGATCAAGGGCGCTTTACCACGCTGCCGCTTGATCCTAACTTCCAGGTGCGCGCCTATTGGGACTTGGGCCGCAACGACGCCACGGCAATCTGGGTGGCTCAGTTCAGCGGCGAGCGCATCAACGTCATCGACTATTGCGAGGGCGTAGGTCAGGCGCCGGGCTATTACTTCAACTGGCTCAGGGCCAACGGGTACGATGGCTGTCTGTGCGTGCTGCCTCACGATGGGGCGAGCATTCACCCCGATAACCCGGTGAGCATGAGCTACGAGGACCAGGCCAAGCGGGCGGGCTTCCAGGTGCGGGTAATCCGCAACCAGGGGCCTGGGGCGGCGATGCAGCGTGTGGACGCAGCGCGGCGGGTGTTTCCGCGCATCCACTTCGATGAAGACAAGACACGGCCGGGCGTCAGAGCCATCGGCCACTATCACGAGAAACGACACGAGGAGCGGAATGTGGGCCTGGGGCCTGAACACGATTGGTCAAGCCACGGCGCGGATGCGTTCGGCCTGATGGCTATTGACTACAAGCCGCCAGAGTTCAGAGCCGAAGAACGCCCGCGCTCGCCTGTGCTGGGGACGATCGCCTAGGTGGCTTACGACCGCGGCGACGACCAAACCAGCGGCTTGCTGGAAGCTCTGCGCGCCGAAGAACAGTGGGCAGCGTCCTACCTCAAGAGCGAGCTTCAGGAAGCGCAGATCAATGCGCTGAAGCGCTACTATGGCGACGAGTATGGCGACGAGGTGGACGGCAGAAGCCGTGTCACTACGCGCGAGGTCTATGAAATCATCCAGTGGCTGCGGCCTGATCTGCGCCGCACGTTCACCTCTGGCCCCAAGGTGTTCGAGTTCGAGGGCGTCACGCCTGAGTCCGATCAGCACGCCGAAGCGGCGACGGACATGGTGAACCACGTCTTCCTGAACGATAACCAGGGCGAGCGTGAGCTGGACGCGTTCATCTTCGACGGCCTGTTGCAACGCGTTGGCGTCATGGGCTGCGAGTGGAAGGAGCCCGAGTACAGCCCAGCCCAAGAGGTGAGCGGCCTCAACACGATGCAGGCGCAGGCTCTGATGCAGGACCCACGCACGCAGATCGAGGGCCAGGACGTTCAGCAAGGCCCGCCCGACGAGGCGCACCCTGACGGGCTTTATTACGACTTCAAGATCAGGAAGCGCGTCAAGGACGGCTACCCTGAGATCTTCGCCATCGCGCCCGAGGACTTCCGCATCGCAGCGCGCACAGTGGACTTAGAGACGGCGCGCTATGCCGGCGACGTGGTGCGCATGATGCGGGGCGAGGCCAAGCGCAAGTGGCCTGAGTACGCCGAAGAGATCGACAGCCACCAGGGCGACACGGCGGGCTTCAACACCGACGAGCGCCGTGCTGAGCGCTTCCGTGATCTGGAAGGCTGGGACGCCGGCGCTATGCGTGGCGCGACCGAGGGCGATGCGGGCGAAGTCGAGATCATGCGGGAGTACATCCGCTACGATCTGGACGGCGACGGGATGCCGGAACTGATCCGCTGTTACAGGCTGGGCGATTGCCTGCTTGAGCAGGAGGAAGTGGACGAGCACATCTACAGCCATTGGACGCCGAACCCGATCCCGCATCGGTTCTTTGGCTTGAGCATCGCTGACGAGGCGATGGACATTCAGCGCGTCAAGACGGTGCTGATGCGCAACATGCTGGACAGCGTCTATATGAGCGTCGTCCCGCGCACGTACGCCAATACCAAGATGGTGAGCCAGCGCGGCCTCGATGCTTTGCTGACCGTGCGCCCTGGTGTGGTCATCGAGGGCGAAGGCAACGCAGCCGAGGCTATTCAGCCGATCGTCACGCCTGACCTGTCGCAGAGCGCGCTCAACGCCATGCAGTGGATGGATCGTGTTGGCGAGAGCCGGACGGGCGTGAACCGCTCGGCCCAGCCGATGGACCCGGACCTGCTGCATGACACGGCCAAGGGTGTGGAGCTGCTTCAGAACGCGGCGAGCGTTCGCAAGGAAGAGATCGCACGCAATCTGGCAGTGGGCCTCCAGCAGCTCGGGAAGAAGATTTATCGGCTCATCCACAAGCACCAGAACGAAGCGCGCAGCATCAAGATCGCGGGCGAGTGGAAGAACATCGACCCGCGCGCCTGGGAAGCGGACATTCAGTGCACGGTGAGCGTGGGCCTTGGGACCGGCGCCCGTGAAAAGCAGCTCATGATGTTGCAGGCGATCCAAGCCGATCAAGTGGCCTGGGTCACAGCGTATGGGCCGGGAACGCCGGTCGTGAAGCCCGAGCACCTGTATAACCTCGTGAGCGAAAAGCTGCGGCTCTTGGGCTTCAAGACGCCGGACAAGTTCTTCGGCGCGCCTGTGATCCAGAACCCGCAGACCGGGCAGATGGAGCCATTCGTTCCGCCGCCGCCTGCTGACCCGAACCAAGCCAAGGCGCAGGCCGAGCTTCAGAAGGCTCAAATGGAGCTTCAGGCTTCCATGCAGATGGAGCAACTGAAAGCCCAGAGCGCCGAGCGTCAAACGGTGTTGCAGGCTGAGAAGGACATGCAAGTCGCTTCGCAGCAGCAGCGCGACGAGGTGATGCGCGCTCAGATGGAAGAGCAGAACAACCAGCGCACGGCCCAGCTTGAGGCGGCGAAGATTCAGCAGAGCGCCCAGCAGGCCCAGCTTGAGCATGAGCGGGAATTGGCCCGGATCGCGGGCGAGCAGCAAATCCAGATCGAGACGCTGCGCCTGAAAGCGCGTGAGTTGGACATCAAAGAGCAGGAGCTTCAGGTGCGCATGGCCGAGGCTGCGGCCCAGCGCGCCGAAGCGCAGGCCGATCGCGAACACCAATCGGCTGAGAACGCCGAGGATCGCAAGGCGCAGAAGTCGAAACCAAACGGGAAGCCCGCATGAACCGACTTGAGAAGATGACCCAATTCGCCAAGCGCGAGATTGCGAGCTTCATCAATGACGCCGTGCGCCCGCCGCAACCGCCGCCGATGGCGCCAGACGAGGGCAAGCTGATCGAGCGCGCAAGTGCGGGCTCTGCGGTGCGGCAATATCTGGAGAGCGAACAGGTGCAGGCGTTCATGGCGCAGGCAGAGGCGAACATGGTGCACGCCATGACGAGCCTGCCGCTCGATGACGATGCTGGCCGGCGCAATCTGGCGGTGGCGATCCAATCGCATCGCCAGTTGCTTCGCTACCTGACTGAATTGGCCCGCGATGGGCGCTCGGCGGAAGCCGAACTGGACCGGCTCACCAAAGGGCCGCGCCAATTTTTCTGAGGCATTGAATGAGCACTGAGAACACCGAAGCGGTAGCGGAGAACACGCTGCTGGCGGCTGTCATGGCCCCTGACGCGCAAGACATCGAGCAAGCGCCCTCGCAGCAAGTCCGCGACGCAGACCCGGACGCTGAGCCCGAGGAAGAGGCTGAAGATGCCGAACAGCCCGAGGCGAAACAGGCCAAAGCGGAAGAGGCCGAGCCCGAGGAAGACGAGATCGAGATTCCGGGCGAGGAAGGCCAAGAGCCGAAGCGCCTGAAGCTGTCCGAGGTGGTGCAGAAGGCGCAGGAATACGAGCGCTTCGAAGCCCAGAAGGCGCAGATCGTTGAGCGCGTGGAGCGCGAGGCGGTCGAGCGCGTCATTCCCCAGCTTCGCCAGGTCGAGCAGTTCGGCCAGCAGACCGGCTACATGATCCAAGCGGCGTTGCAATTGTTGCAAGCGCCCCAGCCGCCGAACGCGGACGCGATGCTGAATCCGGCGAGCCCGCAATACGACCCGGACGGCTATCACCGCGCGTTCGCGAACTATCAGCGCATGGCGCAGATGCACGGCCAGACTCAGGAGCTTGGCCAGAAGCTGCTCGAACAAGCGCAAGCCGCCCAAGCCCAGATCACCGAGCAGCTCGAGCTGCAAGAATTGCAACGTCTCAGCCGCATTTGGCCCGAGTTCACCCAGCCTGAGACGCTAGATAAGTTCGTCAGCGACATGTCCAAAGCCTATGGCTTCACGCAGAAGGAATTGGACGCTGTTCTGACAGACCACCGGCAGGCCCTCGTTGCCCGGGACGCTTTGGCTTATCGAGCCATGAAAGCGCAGAGCGGGGACGTAAAGGCGAAGGTGGAAGCGAAGGCCCCGAAGCTGGTTCGGAGCAAACAAGAGGCCAAGGGGTCGCCCGCAGCGCAGCGGGACGGCAAAGGCCAGTTTGTATCCAACGCCCTGGGCAAGCTGAAGCAGACCAACTCAGACGATGACGCCGCGGCCTATTTCGCCGGTTTGGTGAAGGCCGGGCGCATCTAACCCATTACGGAGTAAAAAATGACGACGACAACCTACGGACAGGTTGGCGTGCGGGAAGATTTGTCGGATGCGATCTATAATATTGCGCCTTAACTGTAGGGCCGCCACAGAAGATTAGTGGTGATAATTGGGTGAATTGCTGGGACGCCGCAGCGGGTAATGCCGGTGGTAATCAGCAGCGAAGCTGCGTATGTAGAGCCAATGGCTTCAGGGACGCAGAACGTTCAACGACTAGGCGGTGAGGAAACAATAATCCGCCCACGAGCGCCCAAGCAGATAGGCTTGAGGCGGTGTTCACGATGCGGGGCTTCAGATCGAGAGAAGTTGCACTACTCGAAACAGAGCCTTTGCGTCGATTGCGGAAGAAAAAAGAACGCTGAATACTACGCTGCCAATCGTGAAAAACGGCTGGCGGATATGAAGGAGTATTCAGAGCGCGAAGCTAAGCGCAAGCGCAAGACGGCTTCCGATTGGGCCAAAGCCAATCGAGCTAGGCGGGCTGAGGTTTGGGCAAAGTATTATGCATCCAAACGAATGCCGGGCTGGGCTGATCGTAACGCCATAAAAGCGTTTTACGATGAAGCGCGAAAGCTTACGGTGAAGACTGGGGTTCCACACCACGTGGATCACATCATCCCCCTACAGGGGGCAACCGTATGTGGGCTACACGTTCATAATAATCTGCAAGTGATCCCCGCTAAAGAGAATGCGCGAAAGCGTAATTCCGTCAGCCATCTGCAAGATATAGTCTGAGCACTCGGGAAACCGAGTGAAGCACGGGATAAAGAGCCCGCGCGATAACACGACTGACAGACACGCCGTTTCAATCGACGGTTCAGAAGGGCAAGAAAGCCTCGAACCGTGTGATTGAATGGCAGACCGACACGCTGGCTTCTGCTGACGGCTCCATCACGGTTCTCGAAGGCGCTTCCGCTACTGACCGCACGTTCACTGCTACGGTTCGCTTGAAGAACCACATGCAGATCATGGACCGCGCAATCATCATCTCTGACTCGGCCGATGCCGTCACCGCCGCAGGGCGCGACACGGAAACCGGCTATCAGGTGATGAAGCGCACCAAGGAACTGAAGCGGCACATGGAGGCGCGCCTTGCGGGTAACTGGGCTTCCGATGACGGCTCTGCGCTCACCGCGCGCCAATGCGCCGGCTTTGAAGCGTGGATCACCACGAACGACTCGCGCAAGGGCTCGACCGCCTCGACGCAGGGCGGCTACAATTCCGGCACCGGAATCGTGGCGGCTGCGACGGACGGCTCATCCACCCGCACCTTCACCGAAACTCTGCTCAAGGGCCGCATCAAAGCCTGCTGGGATGAGGGCGGTGAGGACAGCATCATTATGCTGGGTTCGTTTGCGAAGCAGACCCTCAGCGGCTTCTCTGGCGTTGCGACGAAGTACAACATCGTGGACAAGTCCACGGGTTCGAACGTGATCGTCGGCGCCGTGGACCTTTACGCGTCTGACTTTGGCGTCAAGAAAGCGGTGCCGAACCGCTTTGTGGCCACCTCGTCGGCGCGCGGCGCCAGCACGCCGCGTTCGGTGCTGGGTATCGACCCCAAGATGTGGTCGATCCACTATCTGCAACCGTTCTCCGTCGAGCCGCTGGCGCGCGTTGGCCACGCCAACCGCAAGCTGCTCAAGATGGAGTTCAGCCAGGCGTCCCGAAACGAGAAGGGCAACTGGATTTTGGCGGATATAGCGACGAGTTAGACGTAACTAGGTGGCGGGGCTTCGGCCCCGCTGCCGCTTTCTGGAGAACAAATGTCACGCGACCCGAACGATATGAGCGGCCAAGAGGCCGCAACCGCTGGCGAGAGCGCCGGCATCAAACGCGCTCGCCAACGCACGCTGGAAGGCGATGCGCCCCCCGATGCGAACGTGCTGGCCGAAGCGATCGGCCGCGCCATGCAGCGCAGCAGCGTGCTCCCGCCGCAGCAATTGGGCGCGGTGGTCCGCTGCTCGGTGCGTGCGGGCTACGAGACGATCCGCCAAGTCAACAGCGACGGTTCTACGCGCTTGGTCACAAGCCCGAAGAAGGTGACGTTCAGCGGCGACGAGACGGCTGACGGCAAGAGCTACGAGGTCGCCAACGGGCGTCCTGTGCGCCTGAAGCGCGAGGCGTATGAGCGCCGCCGCGACATGGGCCATGTGATCATCGCAGAATGAGGTTCAAGTCGGTCCAATACGCGGGCGACCCGAACGACGAGGAAGCCCGCTTCCAGCACGCGCTGAAGCACCAGCGTCAGTACTCCAAATGGGAACTGATGTTCGACTGGGACCCGTTCAGCCGCACGCTGGAGCAGTACAGCTACGACCAGACCAGCGGCGTGATGACGGTCAAGCGCACGCAGGACGCGCGCCAGACGCTGGACGATAACGCCGAGTGGCGCCAGTCGGAGCAGAACTGGCGCAAGAAGGAAGACAAGTGGCTGCGCTATGCGTCGATCCCGTTCAGCGTGGTCGAGAAATGGCTGATCGAGGACGGCATCAACGTCCTCCTTGCCGAGACTGACCGCAACGGCGTCCCGAACGAACACTTGCGCCGCACGCTGAAGAAGCTGCGTGACCCGGAGTGGCAATATTTGAAGACCGTGGACATGGACATGGGCGACGGCTCGACTGAGGGCATGACGCGTCTGACGCACGTTCCGGGCAATGGCCTGATCTGGCCGTGCAGGGACCCGATCTAATGGACATTGCCGCAGCCGACCTGACCGACGAAAACGACCGTCTCTTGCTCGAAGCCCAGCGCGCCGCGGCGCGTGAGGATTGGGGGCCGGTCATGGCCGCAGCGGACGAGGTGTTGAAAAACGACCCGCTCCGCGTCGAGGCGCTGTTCCTGTCCGCCCTAGCGCTTCGCCGCGCCGGCAACGAGGGGACGGCGGCCCAGCTTCTGAGCTTGGCCACGAAGCTTGAGCCGAACCGCGCGCCGATATGGCTCAATCTGGCCATGTGCCTGCATGAGCGCCACCCGGTGGAGGCGTACCGCGCAGCACTGAAGGCCCAGCACCTAAAGCCCGACCTAATGGACACGCTCTCCGTGCTCTGCAACGTCTCCAGCACGCTGGGGCGCCATGCCGAGGCGCTGGAATGGGCCGAGCGCTGCGAGCGGAAATACGGCTTCCAGGGCGAGGTGGCGCACAACAAGAGCTTTGCGCTCTTTGCGCTGGGCCGCTGGAAAGAGGCATGGCGCGAGTTCAAGCCGAGCCTGGGCCAGCCGGATCGTAAGATCAGAAACTACCATTCAGACCGCGACACGCCGCGCTGGAACCCGAAAAAGCACGAGAACGCCGTTGTGGTGATCTACGGCGAGCAGGGCATCGGTGATGAGGTCATGTATGCGAGCATGATCCCGGCAGCGATCGAGGCTGCGAAGGCCAAGGGCTCTAGGGTTGTTATTGAGTGTTACGACCGCAACGCCGAACTGTTCCGGCGCTCGTTTCCCGAGGCGGAGGTTTACGGGACTCTGCGGGAAATGTATTGTGATTGGCCGCGCGACGAGGGCGTCACGCACAAGCTAGAGATGGGAGGGCTGGGTGAGTATTTCGCGCCGGAGCCTATTAGGGGGCCTGCTTTCCTCGCCGCTGATAGCGCCCGTGGCGCGGCTTGGGCTGCTTGGTTCGACCGCAGCAGCCGCAGCGGCTCCAGTGGTCGCGCCGATGACCTACAGCATGGTAGGCGTGCGCGAGGATTTGGCGGACGTGATCTACAACATCAGTCCGATGGACACGCCGTTCTTCCACTACATGAAGGCGGGGGGTCACACCCAGACAATCGACTGGGTGAGCGACGAGCTAGTAAACCGCGAGTAGGCATCGCTTGGACCGGCGGCTCTTGGGAGACAGGCCGAGGCCGACGCTCCATCCCCTTCGAAGACATCCTGAGCCTGATGCGGGGCCAGAACGTCACGTTCGTGAGCCTCGAATACGAAGACCGCCGCAAAGACCTAGAGTTCGCCCCTGATGTGCTGAACCCGCATTGGGCGACGCGCAAGGGCGCCGACATGGACGATCTGGCGGCGATCCTGACCAATCTGGATTTGGTCATCAGCGTACAGACAAGCGTGGTGGACTATTGCGGCGCGCTCGGCGTGCCGTGCTGGGCGCTTACCGATGCGGTCCCGCAATGGCGTTACACCGGCTTTTTCGGTGAAGACACGATGGGCTTTTACGAGAGCGTGAAGGTCTATCGTCAGAAGCAATGGGGCGAATGGAAGCCTGTGATCCAGCAAGTCGCGCGGGATCTGAAGGCGCTGACCGACAGCAAGGCGGCGGCGGCATGAGCTTAGAGGGGCCGAAGCCATGCCATTACTGGAATGCGTCGGCTAATTCGTGGCGTCCCGCCGTTCCTGGCGAGCCGGGCGACTTTGTGTGGAACGACACCACGAAAAGCTGGCAGCCCGGCGCGATCGGCGGAAACTGGAAATGGAACGACAGCGCTAAGAGCTGGGAGCCTGGCCCTGGCGGAACGCACAAGTGGAACGGCAGCGTTTGGGTTCCTGTGACAGGGCCGGGCTATGGCGGCTCGCATTATTGGACAGGTACGAGCTGGGAGCTGAACGCTAACTTTTCGTGGTCGAACCTTGCCAGCGGCAACGCGCTGCACGCTTGGGACTTCCTCACCAACCAAGCGCGCTGGAACGGCGTTGGCGTAGGCGCACTCTCCAACACCCCGAACTGGACGTTTACCCGCGCTTCTACCGGCTACGCACAAAACGCAGCGGGAACGTTGATAGAGTTTGCTTCAGGAGAGATGCGCCGGACAGATAAGGGCGTGTTGCTCGAAAGCGGGCGACAGAACTTCGTCCTATGGTCGAATGACTGGACTAATGCGGTCTGGACTAAAAGCAATGTCACCGCGACCAAGAACCAAATCGGGCCTGATGGTGTTGTAAATAGCGCAACCCTGCTAACTGCGACGGCGAACAACGGGACTGTGACGCAGGTGACCGCGTCACCCTCGGTAACGGCCCGCGCGTGGTTTGTGATGCTTAAGCGCATCACAGGAACTGGCAACATTGATGTCACGCTTGATGGCGGATCAACGTGGACGAACATTGCTGTTACGAGCGATTGGCTTCAGCTAGGAGCGTCGCAGACCCTTGCCAATCCTACGGTGGGCCTGAGGATTGCTTCGAGCGGTGACGAGGTGGCCGTGTTCAACGGCACTATCATAAACTCCAACATTCAAGTTGTCGGCAGTCCAATCCTAACCACAGATGCGTTGGCCACGATTGCCACAGACGACATTACGGTAAGCTCCGTTAGCGGCCTGAGCTATCCGCTTTCGATTTTTGTAGAGTATGAGCGGGCCTATCAACTGCAAAACAGCGGCGCGATTCTGGGCACAGTGGACGCAGGAAGCAGCACCGAGCGCGGGTTTTTGAGGCTCAGCCTAGGCGGTGGCGTTGATGCGGAACAAGTAACCGGAAACACGACGGTTGGCTCTGTTGTAGCGGCAGCAAACCCTAGCGTCGGCGTCGTATCTCGCGCGGCTGCTAGATTTGCACTCAATGATGTCCACATGGCAAGCAATGGAACGCTTGGCGTCGGCCCCGATACATCGGCGACGCTTCCGACGAATCCAACCCGCATCCTCATCGGCAATGGCACCTCACGGCCATATTCCTACATCCGTCGATTTGCAGTATTTAACCGCGCTCTCACAGACGCGGAACTTCAGGCGATAACGGCCACATGAAGGATCATCTTCTCTCTTTCCCGACAGAGGCAGACGCCAAGGCGCACCCCGTCATGACGCAATGGCTTCAAGACGGGGATTGGAACCGCTCTGTTACGTTCCCAGACGTGCGACTTGTGACGGGTCAGGGCGACTTTCCTGGCTGGTGGATTGTTGTGAGCGCGTCGGCAATCATTTCCGAGCTTGCTGAAATTGAGCCCTGCCGCATGATTGCCGACAGAGAGCTTGGGCGCCAAGGGCTGCCCTTTATTCACGCGGAAGGCTTGCGAGCAGACCCGGCGCAAATCGCGCAAGTTACGCGCATTGACGGGCTGGCTTCGGGCAGCGCTTACCCGTTCTCTGCGCCGAGCGTGATCGTATGATGATCCATCCGCTCGCTGTCGTGCATGATGATTGCACCATCGGCAAGGGAACGCGCGTCTGGCAGTTCGCCAGCGTGCTCCGTGGTGCTGTGCTGGGCGAGGATTGCAACGTGGCCTCGGGCGCGTGCTTTGACGGCTCAGTCGCCGGTGATCGCTGCATCTTGGCGCACAACGTCGCCATCGGGCCCGGCTTCAAGCTCGGCAATGACGTGTTCATTGGGCCGAACGCGGTGCTGTGCAATGACGCTTGGCCGCGCGCGCATAAGGACGGATTCGACGCCTCGCAGTTCGACGGTAAGCGCTGGGCGGTCATTATAGACGATGGCGCGTCCGTGGGAGCGGGAGCGGTGATCTTGCCGGGCGTTCACATCGGCGCGGGCGCTATGGTTGGCGCGGGCGTTGTCTGCGGCCATGACGTGCCGCCTGGGATGCTGATGCTCAGCAACAATATGTGCGCGCCGGTGGGGACCGAAGCGCAGAAAGTGCGGATGCGGTTCGCGGGTGAGCGCATCCGGCCAAGTTCGGTGCAGTTGCGCGGATGATTACGGTCGCGGTGCCGTTCTGGGATGCCAACGAGCAAAGCCTGCCGTTCTCGCGCCACTACACGACCGAGGACGTGGAAAAGCTTTACCGTGGCTTTGCGCGCAACCTGACTGTGCCGTTCCGCTTCGTGTGCTTCACCGAGAAGCCGCGCGAGTTTGCGGAGCCGATTTGGCAGGAGCGCTTAAGCGCGGCCGAGCCGGGCTATTCGTCCTGCATCGAGCCTTACCGCCTCGATGAGCCGATGATCCTCGTCGGGCTGGACACGGTGATCGTGGGAAATTGCGACGAGCTGGCGCGCTATTGCCTGGAAGGCTCGCAGCTTGCGGTCCCGCGCGATCCGTTCTGGCCGGAGAAGGTTTGCAATGGCGTGGCGCTTGTGCCGAAGGGTCATGCTTGGGTGTGGCGCGAGTTTCCGGGCGGCAATGACATGGAGTGGATCAGGTCGCTGCCGGTGGCGGTGATTGACGATCTCTTCCCGAGGCAAGTTGTTTCGTGGAAGGGCCACACCAAGCATTACGGCATCGAGGACGAGACGCGCATCGTGTACTTCCACGGCGAAGAAAAGCCGCATCAGCTTACCGGCCAAGAGTGGATTGCGGAGAACTGGCGCTAATGGGTGTGCTGCGCGCTCTTCTTCGCGGCGCTTCCGCGACAGCAGACGATGTTGGCTCATCGCGCTTGTATCGGCTTGCTGATCGTTTTCGCCCTAGCGTTAGTGATCCAGTGGAAATGCGGATGGAGAGAGCGCGCCGCATGGGGTTTGATGTTGATACGCCGCTGTATCATGGGACGCGATCAGATTTTGAAGGCTTTGACATCGCGCGAGCTGGTCAAAATGACCACGGCGTTAATGGGCGCGGGGTTTATCTTACGCCGGACGCTTCTACGGCAAACGTCTATGCACAATTATCACGGGTAGGGGATGCTCCTAACATCCTGCCGACGTTTGCGCGCGTGCGAAATCCACTAGAACTTGACAGCGCCATGCTGCCACGAAATGCAGAGGAAAGCATTGCATTGACGGAACGCGCAAAGGCGCGCGGGCATGACGGAATTGTTACGCGCACGCGAGACGGCCAGTTGAATGAGGTCATTGTCTTCGACCCCTCCAACATCCGCTCCCGCTTTGCCGCTTTCGACCCTGCTCGTTCTAACTCCCGCGATCTACTAGCTGGGATTGCCGCTCCTGCTGCGGTTGGCGGGGCGCTTAGTCAACGCGAAAGGCGGCGCTAAATGGCGATAACCAATATCGGCACGCTCCAGACCGCTGTTGAAAGCTGGATGGAGCGCACGTTTGACGACTCGCTTTTCCTCGAATGGGCTAACGATGTCGCCGACAAGCTGACGCAGGGCATCCTGGCGCCAGGCGGGCGCGATTGGCTGTTGCAGCCGCTGCGCATCCGCTCAATGGAAACGCAAGGGACGATCGCCACGACGAGCGCCATCGGCTCGCTGCCTGCGTCGTGGCTTGAGTTCAAGCGCATCTGGATCAATGCCAGCGACGGCACGGGCAAAGACCTGACATACATTCCGCTACGCCAGTTCCGCACCGATCCTGACGCGGTGTCGAGCGGGACGCCGACCAAGTACACAATCGACGGCGACAGCATCTATGTCGCCCCGACCACGGACGCGACGCTTCAGGTGACGTATTACATGAAACTTGGCGCGTTCACGGGCGACAGTTCAACCGATGACGTGTTGACCAACCATTCTGGCCTGTATCGCCAGGGCGTCATGGCCGAGGCGTGCGACTGGATCAGCGATTACGAACGCGGCGACCGCGAGCGGATGAAGTTCTACACGCAGGCCAACGGTCTCAACGCTATGGAGCGCCGAGCGCAGACGAGCGGGGCCATTTTGATCGCAAGACCGGGGAGTGTAGCTTAATGGGCTTAATGCGCGCTGCGATGCGGATGGGTCGCAATATGATTGGCGGCGTTAACGCCCGTATTCCGGCCATAGAGGCGGAGATTGCGTCTTTGCCGCGGTCACAGCAAACCGTGGTGGCTGATGTATTCCAGCGAGAAGGGGCGGACGCAGCAGAGCGCCTTCTGTCCGAGATTCGCCGTCTGTCCGCTGCAAGCCCTAACCCAATGCACTGGACTTCATGACGCCTGAGTTCAGCGAAGTGACCGACGCACGCGGGCGGCTGATCGTGTGCCGCATTGGCGAGCACGAGGGCCGCGCGCGCGTGTTCAGCGCAGGCGAGCAGGACGCCAGAGACAGAGCAGAGCGCCAAGCGCGCGAGAAGGCCGAGCATGGCGGTTAGCGTCCCGTTCGGCCAATGGCAGCCGGATAACCCCGACATTGGCCACCAGCCGCATCTCGTGGACGCTAAGAACTGCTTGCCGGGACGCGACCATTACAGGCCGTTTCCCGGCCTTGCCGCGCCCTCGACCAATGCAATGGGGACGGCCTGCAAGGGCGCGTTTCCGGCGCGCGACATCAACAACTCCGCGCACATGTTCGCAGCGGACACAACCAAGCTCTACAAGCTCTTGGCCGGTACGTGGACGGATTACTCGCGCACCACGGGCGGGGCGTACACAACGGCGACGACAACGACCCGCTGGCGCGGGGCAACCTTTGGCGATCGGCTCATCGTCACGAACGCGCTCGATGCGCCGCAATACATCGACATGAGCACGGCGGCGACATCGTTCGAGAACCTGCCGGGCTCGCCGGGGCTAGCCAAGTTCATCGCCACCTATGGCGAGTTTGTCTTTTTGGGCGCGCTCGGCACGAACGGCATGAGCATCAAGTGGAGCGCGCTCGGCAATAGCGAAGGCTGGACGGCGGGCGTGAACTTCTCCGATGAGCAAGAGTTCGCGGACGGCGGCAACATTACGGGCTTCGCATCCACGAAGGCCGCGCTCTACGTATTCCACGAAAAGTGCATTCGCCGCGTCCTGTTCGTCGGCGGCGATGTCATCATGCAGATTGACAAGCTGATTGAGAACATCGGCTGCATCGAGCCCAACAGCCTCATTCAGTACGGCCAGCGCTGCTTCTTCTTGAGCGAAGACGGCTGGTACACGTGGGACTTTGAAAGCCAGCCGGTCGCGTTCGGGGCCGAAAAGTTTGACCGCTGGTTTCTCGCTAACGCCTCACGCGATTACTGGTCCGTGATGAGCTGCACGGTGAACCCGGTTGACCGGGTTCTGGCGATCGGCTTTGGCACATCGAGCACGACGCCAAGCCGGATTTTGCTTTACGATTACGTGACGAACCAAGCGTCCTATGCGGACGTGGCGCATGAGATTTTGGTCCCAGCTTTGTCGGTCACGGTGTCACTCGATGACCTGACTGGCAACTTAGACACGGACTACAGCATCAGCTTCGATGACCCGTTTTACCAAGGCGGGGCGTTCTACTTCGCAGCCATCAACACGGACCACAGGCTCTGCTCGTTCGTTGGCACGAACCTGGAAGCGACGTTCGAGACGAATGAGGTGGCTTTGCAGCCCGGCGTGCGCGCCTCGGTGTCGTGGATGAAACCGATCAGCGACGCGAGCGGGGCGACTGCTGCGGCTGGGGCAAAGACCAAGCCCAGCGACACGATCACGTTTCAGAGCCAAGTGGCGCAGCAAGCCAGCGGGCGTTGCCCGCAGCGCGGGGCCAATGGGTTTTATCACGCGGCGCGCGTGGTGATCCCGGCAGGCGAAACGTGGACTTATGCGAGCGGCGTTGAGTTTGAAGTAAGCGCTTCGCGGGGCGTTCGTTGACAGCGTTGGCGCGTCGCAGCCCAAAACTGGCGCCGGATTATGGAAAACAGGACGTGCGCGACTCCATCCAAACGCTGGAGGATCGCCCGCGCATCCCGCGCAAGACGCCGGTGAGCGGCGATAGCGGATACGAAGGCGAAATCTGCCGCGATGACTCGCGGGGCTACATCTACACAGGCGGTGCATGGCGTTACTGGACTCTGACCACACTTTGAACGAGGCGCCCGAGCGTTACCTCGTCTCACTTGGCATCAATGATCTGCCGCACGTGTGGAAAGTGCTGGAGCCGTTGCTGGTGAAGGCCTGCGAGGAATCGCGCGGCGAGTTCAGCGTCCCGATGATCCTAGAGAACATGGGGCTAAATACCGGCGTCGAGCGCTGGCGCATCATGGCGATTATCCATCACGGCTCCGTACAGGCGGCGATGGTGGTGTGCATCTCGCAAGTGGGCGAACGCCGCGTGCTGGATTGCCTCTTGGCCACTGGCGAGAACGCCAAGGAATGGCCGTTGGTTGATGACGAGTTCGACGCGTTCGCGCGCGAGTACGGATGCGAGAGCGTCCGCATTCCATGCGCGCGCAAGGGTTGGCTGAAGGCGCTGCCGCATTGGCGGATGCGCGGGTACGTATTGGAGCGTGAAATCTAATGGGCGGCTCGTCGGGCAGCGCACAGACTGTCACCAACAGGACCGAAATTGATCCGGTAACGCAGCAGTGGCGCTCTGCGATCCTGAACGCGGGCCAGGGCCTCTATAACCAAGGCACGCTGCCGTACTATCCCGGCCAAACGGTTGTCCCGTTCTCCGATCAAACGCAGAGCGGCATGAACTATCTGCAACAGCACGCCATGCAGGGCGCGCCGAACTTGCAGGCGGCGAATGATGCGAGCGGGCGGGCGCTCTCGGGCTGGAATCCGGCGATGCCATTTGCGGCTAACGCAGCAGCGGGCGGGCTGTCGAATAACCCGGCCATGCAGGGCCTTAGCCAGTTCGGCACGGGGAACAACCAATACGCCCAAAGCCTTTTCAACCAAGCCGCCAGCGACGTGGGCAACGCGGTCAACGCGCAGTTTGCGCAGGCTGGGCGCTTCGGCAACAACGCGGCGCGCACCGATACGATGACGCGCGGCATCGGCAATCTCTACAACCAGATGATGACCCCGCTCTACGAAGCGGAGCGCAACCGCGGGCTGACGGCGCAGCAGACGATAGGCTCGCTCTACGATAGCGGGGCCAATCGCGCGCTTGGCGGGGCTGAGCTTCTGGGCGGGCTCTACAGCCAAGGCAACCAAGACGCAGCACGCGCGCAGGCGCTGCTTCCAGGCCTCTTCAGCTATGGTCAGATGCCGGGCCAAGCGATGCTTGACATCGGCGGCATGTACGAGGGCCAGGCGCAGAATTATCTGCAAGACGACATGGCGCGCTACAATGCGCCCTATAACCAGAACTGGCAGCACTTGCAGAACTTCGCGGGCCTGATGAGCGGCCTGCCGGACTTTAGTGGATCCACGAGCACGCAGCGCGGGCCAGGGACCAATCGCTTGATGAGCGGGCTGGGCGGTGCGGCGGCAGGCGCTGGCATTGCAAGCGCGCTCGGCGCCACAGGCCCCTTGGGCTGGGGCCTTGCTGGGCTGGGCGGTCTGTTTGGCATTTCCGATCGCCGCTTGAAGCGCGAAATCGTCCCGCTCGGTTCGAGCGTCAACGGCACGCCGCTTTATTCGTTCGCGTACCTTTGGGACGCGCCTGGCGAACGCCGCATTGGCGTCATGGCCGATGAAGCTCCGCCTCATGCTGTCCACCAGCATCCGAGCGGGTTCTCAGTGGTGGATTACGGGGCTTTGTAGCATGGGATTTTTGAACAGACTGATGGGCGGCAATTCCGACATGATGGGGATTGAACAGCTAGCGCCGCAGACGCCGCAAATGCCGCAGATGCTGCCACAGCCGCAGCAACAGCAGCCATCAACAATGGACCGGCTCAACGGGCTCCTCCAAAGCCCTTCATTCCATAACAACATGCAGATGGCTGCGACCGGCGAGCCGCCGTCGCTTCAGCAAATGCAGCAGCTACGTCCGCAAATGCCGCCACAGCCGGGCGGCATGAACGCGCTGCAAAATGCGTTTTCCACGTCGCCAGAGTTTCAGGCTCAGCTCGGCGCGATCTATAACCAAACATCGCCCGGCTATCAGCAGCCGACATTCACGCCGCCCGCAGGGGGCGCGATCCCGCCGCTGACGGGCGCCACGCAAGGTCAGCGCGGCGGCCGATTGGGCGGCGCTTCGCTGCACAGCGGCTTCTCGGGGTTCCCCGGCAGCGCTGACGATGAAATAATTTTGCGGCGCTTCCTGCCGCAGACGCCGACTAGGCTGTAAGGAGAGCGGACATGGGGATGCTAGGTAGATTGCTCGGACGAGCGGGCGGAATGGCAGACGATGGCGCTGCTGCTTTGCGCACGCGGTTTGGTCTGAGCGAGACAACGCCGCCAGATATAGCACAGCGCATCGGAGCTTTTCGCAGCGCCGAAGCGCGCGGCATGGGCGGCGGGCTGAATAGCGGCCAAGCCAGCTTCCACATGCAAAAGGAAATGCTGGCGCTTCAAGTAGCGGATTCAAATCCGGGGGCCGCGCAAGCGATCCGCGCCGCGCAAACGCCGGACGAGTTGGCGAGCATCATGCAGCAAATCGGACCGGCTGCACAGCGGGCGGCGCCCGATCCGCGCGCCGCACAGCTCGGCATGGTTGACCATACGCCGCCGGATATTTTGGACCGTATCTCAGCAATGCGTCGCAACGATCAATATCGGTAAGGACCTATGGGCCTTCTCTCCGCTCTCCAGTTCGGCCAGCAAACGCAATGGCTTCCGCCGTGGATCACGCCGCTTGCCCCAGCGCAGGCGCCACAACAGCAGCAGACCTGGGGTTGGCGCTGGAACGCTCCACAACAGCAGCAGACCCCGGCCTTCGATCCGAATTGGTCCGTGCGGTTGGGCGGCGTTCCAGCGCCAACCCCAGCGCCACAACAGCAGCGCCGTCGAGGCCCTGCGCCGCTCGCGTTCACGCCGCAGAACGCGCAGGCGCTGCCAACGGACGGCGGCGTACAGATGCAGGCGGCACCCGCGCAGACCGACGCGCAACTCCGCGCGCCCACGTTCAACGAGCGCTTGGAAGGGCTTTACAACAGCCCGTTGCTCAACATCGGCTTAAGCCTCTTGGGCAACGCGCAGAACGGCGGCGACTGGGGCGCGGTGGGCCGAGACATGCAGGCGTGGCAGCAGGGGCGGCGCCAGGAGCAAAGGCTGCGGAACGAGGAGCGCAGGCAATCGGTGGCGGATCAGCGCGCTGAAACGCTGTTTGGCTACACGCGCGAGGATCGAGAGCGCGCAGGCCAACAGCGCCAAGCGCTGGATCAATGGGTGGCGACACTACCAGCCGGTCAGCAAGCCGCAGCGCGCGCCAATCCGGCCGCCGCGCACGCCGCGTACATGGAGGCGCAGGCGATGGCGACGCAGCCAATAACGCCATTCCAGCAAGCGCAGCTTGGTCTTCAGCGTCGCGGTCTAGCTATTGATGCGGCTCGCGCCGCAAATGACATGAACGCGCAGCGTCCGCTTTCCAACATTGACAACCGCACGCTCAACCAAGTTACGGACGCGTCAGATCAAGCAAACGCTTTTAACATGGAAATCACGCGGTTCTTGTCGCTCAATGCGGAGCAGCCCACAGGAGCGTTCACGCAATACAATCCGGGGAGCTGGTTTGGCGACTCTCGCAACCGCCGCGATGAAATGGAGGGTATTACATCGCGCCTTATTTCGTCTGTGCGCGCCATGTCTGGTGAGGGCGGCATCATGACGGATGCGGACGCGTTGCGTTTTGAGCGCGGTCTGCCAAGTGTCAACAGGGCTGGGCCGGTCAATCAGAACATTGCCGACGCCGCCCAGCAAGTGGCGCGCAACGCAACAGATCGCGTGATGTTCTACGAGATGTATGCGCAAAATCGCGGCTCCTTGCTTGGCGCCCGCTCCGAGTGGAATCGCTATCTTACGATGAATCCAATCTATGATGCGCAGGGCAACCTTCAGCAGAACCGCCCAGGCTTTGAAGAGTGGGTGCGTCTGGGCTCGCCAGATTTGCGCCGCGCGCAAACGTCATCGCAACGTGATGGCGATATCGTCATTGACGCCAACGGGCGGCGGGTCCGCTAATGCCAACGCGCGTTACGCTCTCTGACGGTCGCGTCATTACCGTTCAGACCGACAATCCAGACGAGGCCGCCGCCGCCGCGCATCGGTGGCAGCAGGAAAACGCCGCAAGTACTCAGGCCAATATTCAGCGTTCGCCCACTCGCCAGCAGTTACCGTGGCCGCTCAATTCGATTGTGACGGCGACCAATCCGCTCATGGCGGCGCGTCAAGGTTTGGAGCGCTTGAGCGAGACTGATAGCGCGCTAGGCGCTGGCGCTTCGGGCTTCCAAGACGGTCTAAGCTTCGCATGGGGCGACGAGCTTGGCGGCGCCGAAGCTGGCGTGGCGGCCATGCTTCGCGGTGAGCAATACGGCCCAGCCTACACGCGCGAACGCGACAGACGCCGCGGCAACCTTGCAGAGCATCAGCGCACGCGCCCGCTTGCGACGGGCGGTGGGCAACTGGCCGGCGCAGTGACTTCTGGTTTTATCCCAGGCGGCGCTGTGACACGCGGAACAACTGCGCTCGGACGTTTCGGCGTTTCCACAGGCATTGGCGCGGCCACTGGCGGCGCTTATGCGGCTGGTGGGGTCAACACCGACGCCGACAATATTCTGGACGATCTGCGCCAGCGCGCGCCCGCAGCCGCGCAAGGCGCCGCAATGGGTGCGGCGCTTGGCGGTGCGTTCCAAGG